CCCCTGCTGTTCCTGTTACAGCGCCAGCGCCAGCACCAGCACCAGTCGTTGAAGTTCCTACACGTATTGGACCTCTAGTTTCCTAATAAAGGGATTTGTAATTGATTTATACCAGAGAAGACTGCCTTCAAGATATTCTTATTGTTAATGAATCTCTTGAAGGAAAGCCCATGACGCGGAACTTCTTTAGGGAAAATTCTAATATTCCAGAGTCGGTGTGGTCAAGGTTTTTCGGCACCTTTCAGGAATTCAAGAGAGCAGCCGAACTTGCACCGACGCAATTTAGTAATCAACTAAATAATGCCGTCGCGAAGCATTCTTCGCTTGATAAGCTGAATAATTTTAATAATGAAAAGGCCGACTGGTCTGACCGTTATAATAGACCTTCAGGAAAGCGTTTTCAAACTGTCATGGTTTGTAGCGATATTCATGATATCAACGCCGACCCTTTCTATATTCGTACCTTCCTCGATACGGCAGGGCGTGTTCAGCCTGAGAAGATTATCCTCAATGGTGACATCTTCGACATGACCGAATTTTCAAAGTACACGATGGACCCGCGTGAATATGACGTGATCGGTCGTATCAAGTGGGTGCATAGATTTTTAGATGCTTTACGTGGTGTTTGTCCCGAAACAGAAATTGATTTTGTGGAGGGAAACCACGAATTCCGGCTCCTACGCAGTCTTTCAGAGTCGAATCCCGGTCTTCAGATCATCTTATCTGACTTGCATGGATTTACGATTCCTAAGCTGCTAGGGCTGGATCAATTTGAAATTAATTATTTCGCCCGAGCCGATCTGAAGGCCTTTAATAAGACGGATGTTAATAGTGAATTGTCAAAGAATTATGTGATTATCAAAGATCAGGTTCTTTTTCATCACTTTCCGACTGGCAAGGATTTTGGTTATCCCGGAGCCCACGGCCATCACCACAAGCATCTGGTCTGGAATAGTTTCAGTCCTGTTTTCGGGTCTTACGAGTGGCATCAGCTAGGTTGTGGTCACAAACGTCAGGCTTCCTACACTCCCGGTGAGAAGTGGTCTAACGGCTTCCTGCTGGCCCATCTCGACATCCATTCTAAAAAGACTCAGTTTGAATATATCGACACTTCACATGATCATGTTGTTATTGGTGGAAAATTTTACACAAGAACGGCATTGGAGGGAAGTGGTTGTTAAAAGTCATAGATCAATCCTTAGAAGAAACAATTGAAGATTATAATGTTTGTTTTGTGAATGGTCCTGTGGATGCCGATATGACAAATTATGTTTATCGATTCATCATGGAAAAGAATCTTATCGACACCGGCAAGCCGAAGCCGGATCACCTGAAGATGGTGATCAACTCCCCCGGTGGAATCATCTCGGATTGTCTGGCGATGGTGGATTTAATGAATGCCTATCCTATCCCGATCTGGACGTATGGTATGGGGATGGTGGCTTCCTGTGGTCTGATCCTGTTCCTGTCTGGTCAGAAGGGCAACAGGTATATATTTAAAAATGCCTCGGTTCTCTCCCACCAGTGGTCGGGAATGGCCGAAGGTAAGGAACACGAAATCCGCGCCTCGGAGAAGGAAAATAAAATGATCACGAAGCGGATGTATAATATTTACGAATCCGCCACTGGTCTGTCCAAGGAAGACATTCACAAGCATTTACTGCCCCCGGAAGACGTTTGGTTATCGCCCTCTGAAGCAGTAAAGTATCATTTGGCCGACAAGGTGGTTACGAAGTTCTAAGCGGCGTCTCGGTACTCGCCATCCCAGATATATAAGAGTTGGACGTTTCCATCCTTATCAACGTAGACAACGATACCATCGAAAATGTTCGTACATATTTCCGAAAGATATTTTTCTTCGTTATACCTTAGAAATTTGTTCATTTGCTAACTCACTTTCATTGAGTAATGCCGACGGGTCGGATCAGGGAAAACGTGTTTACGTTCCTCCGACTTGTCAAAGATGATGCCGATGCTTTTTCCACTGACGGAATGCGACATCTCATCCGCGTCAAGGTATCTAAATCCCCCATAGTTATTGGCGAGAAGGAGGATTTGTTCGATGGCGTCGATCATACCTTCTCTCTGATAATTATAATCATCAGGAGTATTAAGAAGATATTCATTTGCTACACAAAGAATCGACGCCACATTGAGGGTTTCTTGCCGTTCGGGTTTCATTATCTCAACTCCTTGCGCCTATAGACGTTGAATTTCAACTCATCCTTGCGCCTATAGACGTTGAATTTCAACTCATCCGCCGTCTTGGTGCCTTTAAGGTAGGTGCATTCCTCGTAGCCGAAGGAACAGATGACGCCCCCGGCATATGAGAAATGTTGGGTGATGACGTAGGGGCGAAGAAACGTTACGGTGTCGCCCTCAATTTTTTTCACCGTGGCGGTGCTATATTCGCCCTTGAAGAGTTGGACGACATCCGCAAGTTTCAATTCTGAAAGTTTTAGGGTTTGCATGTTAAATCTCCTTTTCAATATCCAGAATATAAATCATTCGAAATGAAATGTCAAGTCTCCTTTTCGGGCAAATGACACAATCCTGCATCGATCAGGTCTTGTGCGGTTCGGCCAAAGAAGCCCTGAAGCTGCCAGACCACGCCGCTGTCAATGAGAAGTTGATAGGCGTCGATCCATTCCTCGTCGGTCTCGACTTCATCGACGCCTTCGGCTATCATGCAGGCCTGAAAAATGTCCATTAGTAGAACCTCCGATTGCCGCAGATGGGCGAGAACGTGGCGACGAGTTTCTTCTTCTCGTCGTAGACCGTGCATTCGAGGCAGATGACCTTGCAGGCATCCAGCGCCGCCTCGACCGTGACATAAAGCTGGTCTTTAAAGTAGCCGAAGTTGGTGAGATAAATCTGATACATATTATTTCTCCATAATAATTTTAATTGTACCGTTTTTTACACCTTTTGCAAACATACCGATTGATCCACCTGACTCAGCCCACATGTCAAATGTGATATATTTGATTTTTTTAGTATTTTTTTTCATAATTTTCATGATCATTCTCCGTCGTGGGGAAACATAACAAAGGTGTCGAAGGCGCAAGCGGCGACGACATGAAACATGCAGCGATGTTCTTTCTCGACTTTGAGAACATCACCGACCGACGTGGAGCGGCACGGATTTTCCGTGTTCCAAGCCTTGTCGATATTCTGGGTAATCGCGTAGGCCTCATCCAGATCATAGGCCTCGACCGTCGCCACCAGAGTATAATCCTTGTCACGCATATGCTGGATGACATCCAAGAGGCTAAAAATATTTCCGTTCTTGGAGTAAAAGAAGCTGTTTTTGACGATGTGTTTATTAGCCTGCCAGACTTGGATTTTCATGGTGTGTCTCCGTTTCCTATGATCAGAATATAAATCATTCAGATTGAGTTGTCAACTCAAAACCAATAAAAATCCTCGGCTCCGGTATTTAATTTTTCATCACATATGCTGTTCCAAATCCGAATGGCGTCGGCACGAGGAATTTCTTTTGAGGCCTTCCTGATGGCGATAAGGGACTTGTGACCAGACGTGTAATGTCGGTGGTCGTCGGAGTAGGCGAAGGTCAGATCGTGGCGACGCACCATCTCTTCGAATTCTTTCAATGTCATGATCATTCTCCATACTTTTTGTGTTGCTTGATGAACCACTTTTCGTAGACGGGCATACCCTTTTCGTTTTCGTCCACGATAACATAAGCCACGGTCTTTTCAACCGTCGCATAACGAAATTGGCCGTTGTCCAACGCGATTTTGTGAGGTATCATGCGGTAAAAATCGTGATCAACATCGGTGTTGGCAGAATATTCAAAGAGAACATTCGTCTCCTTGTTTTTGAAGGCACCGAGGATACGGCCCTTGGCGTCGGTCAGTTCGGCGTTGTGATATCCAAAGTAGGCCATGTCACAATCTCCAGCAGTTGGCGAGATATTCACCCTTGCGGGGCATGGAAGCGTATTTGACGGGGCCGAAGGTGTTCCAAGCGGTGATCTTCACCCAATTACGGGCTTCGTCGTAAGTTGTGAAACGATTGCGGGTAACTTCGCGAGTCGCCTCATCACGGATAGCGCCAGAAAAATCACCATACTTGTTTTCGAAAACCATGATCGTCGCAACGTGTGAAGTGGTGGTCATGTCACAATCTCCTTCGTCCATGCTCATAATATAAATCATTTAGAAGTTAGAGTCAAGCGATAAATATCAAAAAAGAGGAAAAAATGTTCGAATTTAAAGATTTCTTGGAAGAAAAATTAACGTTAAAATATCACGGCAAGCTGAATCAGAAGTTATTTCAAGATGATAAGCTGAAGGAAGAGGTTCGGGTCAAGATGCTGGAAGTCGCGCAGGCATGGCAGCACTTCGCCAAGATTCCTGATAGCCTCGTGAAGGATGTGATTTTCACAGGCGGATGCGCCAATTATAATTACACAATTTACAGTGATTTGGATATCCATATCGTGATGGATCGTTATAAACTTTTCGCGGATAAGGTATATGTGGACGACTATCTATCTGATAAGAAAACACTTTGGTCCCTCACTCGCAAGATCAAAATCAAGGGATATCCGGTGGAGCTATACGCGCAAGATTCTAAGGACATCCTAGCGGCATCGGGCGTCTACTCCCTCCGATATAACAAGTGGCTTGCCAAGCCGATCCACGGCTCTTATAACTTCAGCCACGATGAGGCCCTAGAAAAAAAGGTTGACGAATTCACCGAGATGGTGGATACTATGATTTCTAACAAGGCCTCGGAGGTAGAATTCAAGACACTGAGGGATAAGATCAAAAATATGCGGAATGCAGCCCTTGCCTCTGGGAACGAGTTTAGTTTTGATAATAATTTATTTAAATCACTCAGAAATGATGGTGTTTTAGATAGAATGAATAAATACGTCGAAAGTATCAGGGATAAGGATTTGAGTCTTGATTGAGTTGGGTGTTTTCATGTTTTTGGTGGCTTGTGGGTTTATCATCGCCCATAATTTCACCGCCGCCTTCATGGAAGGTGTGGTTTATAAAAAACTTTTGAATCACCTTTTTCTCTTGACAATTTTCACATCCTTCTATATCCTTGGGCGTCTTAATTAGGGAGAGAAATATGAAAGAAGTAATTTTGTATAATCAACCATGGATTCCGATTGGTATGGTATGAGTATAAATAAGCGGGTTCTGTGGTTCGGAGTCGCCATTGCGGCGCTGGGGATTATCCTGTTGGCGCTGTCTGGATGTTTTGGTGAGGTTGGAATTGCTCTTCTGTGTATAAGAAGCAGTAATGCATCATGTAATTAATAAATAATAAAAGTTTGCTTTTCAAACATAGGTAGCGATGTAATCGCCTTGTAAGCGATAAAGCTCGGCGCAAATCCGGGGAGAAGCTCCATTTTTTTAGATAATAATTAAATACGGCGCGGTAGTCCAACGGCAGGAGACGAATGCCTTAGAAGCATTACAGTGTGGGTTCGAATCCCTCCCGCGCCACCAATTCATAATTTTCAACGGGAGTAATCATGAAAAATAAGGCGAAGTTGAAGGTTCTGTGTAAGGAACTGTATTATCAGTTTCCCGTCAGGAACATCGTCGTGGAGGCTGTTGAAGACCATATCCATGTGAAGGTTCGTTTTTCCGACTGGAAGAATATTGGACAGAAGCCTGCCTCCTACTGTGGGGTTCCCATTGATTATTTTGTTTTAGAAGATTGAATCTGATGAACACAACATCAAAACAAGACGAACTTTTCGACGCACTGTCGTCAGAAATCAGTTGTCTATTGACGGAAAGAGATGAACTTGAGTTCAAACTTGGACCACTCGCATATTCATCCGAGATATCTGGTATGTCTTGGTCTGGGTTCAATGTTATCGGAGATAAGAAGAGTATTAACGAAGTTAAACGAATATTACATCGTTCCGCGCAACTGGAAGAGTTTCAGAAGTCATTTGATGACAGAGTTGCATCCATAGAGAGAGAACGGGACGAGGCGAGGGCTGATACTCAGAAGTTGTTCGACGCGATGGATGAATATGGAAGCACATGATATGAGCGGTATTCTTGAAGAATTAGCCAGAAAACTTACAAACATGGAGTGCTTTCCATGTGATTCTGATAATGACACGTCTGTTGACTGCGGCAAGCAGTACAGCGCCATCCTCTCTGCCCTTAAATCCGCCAAGACCACGGCTGCGGAGGATATGCGGGAGGAATGTGCTTATTTTGCCGAAAATTCATCGTTTGAATTTGATATAGACATTTGGATGAACAGCACGAAAAAGGAAATGACGGCACTTATGGCCACCGCTATCGCCGCTGGTCAACGCTCCATACCGATTGACAACCTTTTAGAAGTTCCAAAAAACACTTGACACTTCTAAAAATGTAGGGCATAATGGTCCCTTAAAAGTCGAAAGGGGAAGTTATGGCCAAGAATCGTGTGATTTACAGCATCAAAGACGAGAAGAATCGTTTGGTGGAGAAGGTTAAGGTTCTCGATGATGTACAATCGGCCTGCACCTTTTTTCAAAGCATTAAGCATTTATCGGTCACCAAGCCGATCATCGAAGAGGTAAATATAATTGGTTGAAGTAGTTAAGGCGCTGAAGGACATCTTTTTAGGCAAGGTCGAGAAGGATGATGAGCCGAGAACAAGCGGGATCACAATAAGTTCCCTAGAAAGGTTTCTCGATAATTACAAGACCATTTTTGACGACCTTAGAAATGAAAATTCAGATGTTGAGTACCACGTCCTGCTAGGAAGAGTTTTCGATCTTCAACTTGAAATTCCGTACAGCTATTACAAGCAACTCGGCTGGGAAGACCCAAAATTTTTATCGGCAATCGTGGCGTCAACATCGTTTTTCATGGAAGCCCGTAACAAGAAGGAGGATTGAGATGGCCGAAATCATCCAGTTTGCCGACTATAAAAAGAAGGGTAAGATCGATATGATAGTGCCTTTTAATAGAAACGTCAGTTTCTTTACCATGGTTCAGGAGACCCTGAGCCAAGAAGACTATTTAGAATTTCTAGAGGCCTCGCTGGATGCCCAAAGGTATCAAGAGGTTGATCAAGAAATTCGTGACCTTGTGGATGCATTCTACGATGTCAAACAACCATTTGTCAGTGCTTGACAAATCTGAAGAATCGGAATAGGTTCGGTTCTAAATTTAGGAGAAAAATAAATATGAGTAAGAAGTTGTCGCCAATTGAGATTCGTGATCGTAAGGTTCTACGGGCTCTTGATCGTGGTCTGTCATATCGTCAGATCGAAACCAAGATCGGTGTTCCGAAGTCTACCGCGTTTGATATCTCAGTCCGTTACGGCGCTACCTCGGTTAACGTAGCCTACTGATTTCTATCCCCGTATAAGGTCCAATAATGTTTAATAATTTTTCTGAAGACAAGCCTAAGCCTCGCCTACAAGAAGTTGAAATAAAGGACTTGCAAAAGGACGAGGTTCAGGGCAAGAGAAACCCAAAGAAGAAAGACAAGGACTATCAAAAGAAATATGGGGATAGAGAGGATAATTGGAATTAAAGAGGCCGGTGTTTTTCTTATCACTTCTTATTCATCCTCAATGTGGCGAGTATAAAAAAAAGAAGTGACGTTTCCTAGTTTAGAGTAAAAACTAGGTGGTGGAGGCGCTAGGTGCAAAACTAGCTCCCTAATGGGGATTGGGAAGTACATCTCCCAATCCCCTTTTTTATTTTAGGAGAATTAATTGAAATTAGAATATGGTTCACACCACAAGCTGCTGGTTCCCGGTCAGCCATGGGACTTTGAAAATCCTCCGTATGACGTTATTGATCTAGCCGAGAGCATGGTAGAATTCATGCAAAATGAGAAGGGTTTAGGGTTGGCCTATAACCAGCTTAATCTTCCCGGCAGCTTCAACGTCTTCTGTATGCAGGGATCACCAGAAAATTTCTTCCTCATTAATCCGCGCCTCGTCTATCAGTCTGCGGAAAAGATCGAGCTAGATGAATCATGTCTCTCGTTTCCCGGTCTGATCTTTCCCATTACACGCGCGAGACACGTCAAGGTGCGGTTTCAAGGTCCAGATCAAAAGACCTATACCAAGACCTTCGTGGACCTGACGGCGCGAGTCGTGCAACACGAGATGGATCACCTTGCTGGTCGTCCTTTCTGGAATAGTCTTTCTAAATTACAGTTTGACAGATATGTGAAGAAGGCCTATAAGAATGCCTATAAGAAGCCTCGGTCCTTCCCGGATATCACATACAAGGGATAATCATGAAGATTGTTGGAATCACCGAGCAGAATAGGTTCGTTCTCTCAGGCATCTTTAAATTCTTTGAAACCTACGGTCTTCCGCTTGACATGATTGCGGAAGAGTTGTTGAAAAAAAACTACGTCATCGCGTGGGATCAGTTCCGCGATGACGCCTCTCTGGCTGGTCTTTCTGAAAAGAAAATCCAGCTAAGAATTGATGAAGTTTTAAATTTATATAAAAGGGCTCTCTATTGAAATTCTTCACAAATGTTAAGCGCAAGGGTGGATTGCTGCTCGTGCGTGGCTACAACGACGGTCAGCCATATACTGAGAAGGTGGAATATCAGCCTTATCTTTTCACGCCGACCAGCCGCGAGTCGGTATATAAGACGATCCATGGTCAGGCCGTCGAGAAGAGGGAATTTTCCTCCATCTCGGAGGCCTATCAGTTTATACAACGTTATGAGGGTGTCGAGGGTCATAAAATCTATGGCCTGACCGATTACCAGTATGTCTATCTTTATGATAACTTTAAAGAGGGTTTCGAGTACGATTTCAACCTTCTAAACATCATATCCATCGATATCGAGACGGATTCCTCAAGCGGCTTTCCTAATATTGATACCGCCGACAAGGAGATTACCGCCATCACGCTGGTCAACAAGGGCCAGACAATTTCCTTTGGATATTATGACTATGCCTCGATTAAGGGCCGTCTGTATGTCAAATGTCAAGATGAGGAAGAGCTACTTAAGCAGTTTCTAAAGTTCTGGAATCAGCCGGAATGGTTGCCGGATATCGTCACAGGCTGGAATATTGAGTTCTTTGATATTCCCTATCTAATTAATAGAATTAAGCGGGTTTTGTCGGAGCGGCAGGCCAAGTGCATGTCGCCGTTCGGGATCATCGAAGATCGTAATGTACGTTGGAAGAATGGTAAAGAATTCAAGACCTACCAGATTGGTGGGTTATCGATTATCGACTATATGGCTGCATATAAAAAATTCTCCATGGGAGAGAAGGAAAGCTACAGCCTGAACTTCATCGCCCTCGTGGAGTTGAAGGAGCAGAAGCTTGATTATTCCGTATACAAGACCCTTGATCGGCTCTACAAGGAAAACTTCAAGCTGTTCATGGATTATAACATCCATGATGCCCTGCTGGTCGAGAAGCTTGAAAAGAAGCTTCATTATATCGCCCAGATGGTGTCGATTGCCTACGTTCAACGGGTGAATTTCGAGGATACGGTTTCCACGGTCAAGCCTTGGGATGTTATCATTCATAATTATCTGATGGACAAGAAAATCGTCGTCCCTCCGATGGAAATGTCTGAGTCCACGCAGACCATCGTAGGAGGCTATGTGAAGGAGCCTGTTCCCGGCCTATACGAATGGGTAGCCTCGGTGGACTTTACGTCCCTGTATCCTTCTCTGGCGATGCAATACAACATCTCGCCTGACAGCTACCATGGCATGTTGGATTTCCGCCCCTCGCTGACTGAAATCATGTTCGAAGACATCTCGGATTTCACCAAGGAATTGGTCGAGCGTGATCTGTGCATGGCACCGAATGGTTGCCTTTACCGCCGCGCCGAGCGTGGTTTCTTTCCCACCATCCTGAAAAAATTCTTCGATGGACGAAAGATTTATAAGAAGCAGATGATCAAGGCGAAGCAGGAGTATGAGAATGATCCCGACAATGAAGAAAAGGGAAATCTTTATGCCGCGCTGAATAACCTTCAGAATGCCTACAAGCTGATTGGCAACTCAGGATATGGAGCCTTCCTGAACAAATATTTCCGTTGGTTTGCTGCCTATCTGGGGGAGAGCATCACGCTGTCGGGCCAAATGACGACGCTGTTCATCACCGACAAGGTTGATAAAAAATTGAACACCTTGTTTGGAACAAAAGACGAAAATTACGTGATTTATTCGGATACAGACAGTGCCTATATCCGGCTCGATCCCGTCGTCAAGAAGCTGGGTCTGACCGATCAGAAGGAAATTCTTGACGTTCTGATTAAGGTTATGCAGGGAACCGTGGTTCCTTTCATTAACGACTCATGTAAAATCCTTGGTGAGAAGTTGAATGTTTTTGAGGTCACCACCGAAGTCAAGCTTGAAAAAATTTGTGACAAGGTGATCTTCAAGGGCAAGAAGCGTTACGTCCTGAACGTCCTTTATGACGAAGGCGTCTTCATGACCCATCCTGAGATTAAGGTGACGGGCATGGAGACCGTTCGATCCAACACGCCGATCATGTCGCGGGACCGGCTGAAGGAATGCTTCAAGATCATCATGAACAAGGACAACGAGGCGTTGTGGAAGCTGGTAGCCGAATTCCGTAAGGACTTCGACAAGCTTTCATTCGAGGAAATCGGCAAGCCTTCCGGCGTCAATGGACTTGAAAAGTATTATGATCCGAAGACCCTTTACAAGAAGGGAACACCGGCCCAAGTCAAGGCCTCGCTGGTCTTCAACAAGGTGATCAAGGATTATGGTCTGGAAGACAAATATGAGCCGATCCTTGATCACGACAAGGTGAAGATGTGTTATCTTGTCGCGGAAAATCCCTTTCATGAAGGTGCTATCGCAACAAAGGCCGAAATGCCGGAAATTCTTGACATTTCTAAATTCATCGACTATGATAGGCAATTCGAGGCAGTCTTTCTAAAACCATTGAAAGACTTGTGTGCGGTTATTGGATGGTCTGTCGAGAAGACAGATAATTTGGAGGATATTTTCGGATGAAAACAGAAAGAGTTTATACATACACATTAGATAGTCAGATGTTGAAAAATTTTATGCCAATGCGGCTTGGATTTATTTTTGACGAAACAAAGTGCGTCGGAAAAACCTGCGTTGCGATGGATTCAAAAATTCGCGCGGGTAAGAGGTCTGTTTATAATCTGAATATTATAAGAGACAATCATTCGAATCCATTAACAATACGTTTTGGTAACGTTGTATACCCTTTGAAGATTATTAGATATTATGGAACTGTTGATACTACTGATTTAACTCCTGAAAGAGAAGTTGAAATAGAACAGGATTTGAGAATCTGCGGAGTGAAATGAGAAATGTATTTGTCTTTGGTTCGAATCTGGCAGGGAGGCACGGCAAAGGAGCCGCCCTCTATGCCAAACAACATCATGGCGCTATCTATGGTCAAGGATATGGATTACAAGGAACATCCTTCGCCATTCCAACCAAGGATACTCGTTTGATATCACTTCCTTTAAGAGTTATTGATTGTTATGTAGAATTATTCATTACATTCGCGATAAATAACCCAGAACTGACGTTTGAGTTGACACCTATCGGGTGTGGTCTGGCTGGTTTTAAACCAGAAGATATTGCTCCATTATTTAAGGATGCTCCCTCTAACGTCATCTTACCGATGGAGTTTAAAGAAATATTAAATGGATGATCTGAGTATGTCAGAAGATTATTATCTTCCCACGCCGACCCCCATGCAGGAATTTAAAGAAGTCATCAAGGATGATATTCCTTTATCCAAATTCATGGAGCGTGTTTCCAACAATTCCATATGTAAATATCATTATGATGAGTGTGGTTATCTCCAACATATGATAATCACCATGAAAAATGAAGTTACCTACAGAAAAATTTTAAGGAGTACAAATTGAGCGACGACGAAAAACTTGAAATATTCGACTATGGCTTCTCACTCATGTCTGAGGAAGAAGTCAAGAAGGCCGAGAAAGACCTGATTGATGAACAGAAAGACCAGCTTACCGAGACGCAGCGTAAGCTTCTAGGACTAAAGGCGATGATCTGGCCGTTATTCGAACGTCTCCGTCAAGACCCCCTGAAGCCCTATCTGTTTTGGCCGACCCGCGCGGAAAAGATTTCCGATCTGATGAACCGCGCCATCAAGTTTATCGAGGAAGAAAAATGAATATTGATGATCTGATTAACGGTCCTGATCCACTTCTGGAGGAACCTTCTGAGGAAGTCGAGCTACACAAGATCAAATTCAATATCGAACTTGATGGTAAGCAACAGAAGTCTTTAGATAATCTAATCGCCGTCATCAAGGACATTGGTGACACGGAAGACGGAGAACTTCGCGCAGAAAAGAATCGAGATAATTATATCAAGTGCATCGAAATTCTTCTAGAAGTCAAACAGAATTTCCTCAAGGGAAATATGTATATGTTTATGACATCCGGCTTCGACGCCCTATCTGAAATTCCTTTTTTTGATCCTGATAGTCAGCAAGTAGTTAAGGTGACGATGAAGGATATTGAATTCACTTTCGAGGCGAAGGACGATGAGCCAATCCCCGAGGAAGAACTGAAGCAGATGGTAGAATTTATTTCCATTGAGCAGGAATTAATCAAAAAGAATAGGGAGAATATTAAGAATAAGAAGAAGCTTCCAACCGCCGAGGATATCAAGGCTGCACGAGCCAGATTAGAAGCGAAGGGATTCGTCTAATATTTGTCGCAATCTTTACCCTGCTGGCTGCTCTAAGCATCTCAGCAACCAGCGCATGGTACTCCATCACAGGACTAACCACGATATTTCCCGGTGCCTTCATCGCGGTTATTATCATGGGCGTTGTATTTGAAATAGGCAAGATTTCGGCTGTCATTTTCCTTCATAAAAATTGGAAGGCACCGCTGCTCATCCGGTCCTATCTGATGATTGCCATCTTTATTCTGATGTTTATCAACTCGATAGGCATCTTCGGATTCTTGTCGAAGGCCCATATCGAGCAGGAAGTAATAAATAATAATCAAATATCCCAGACGGAGATCGTACAGTCTAAAATTGATAATGAAGATTCGATCATCAAGGATTTGAGTAATCAGGTCATGCAGATCGATAATGCGATTACAAAACTGACCGATCAAGGAAAGGCAAATACATCACTGGCGCAAGCCGCAGCACAACGTAAACAGAGAGATAATCTTACCAAACAGAAAACAGATCATCTCAAGATTAAACAGGATTTAACGCAGGAAAGGATCAACGATGATAACAATAACGCTAAGATTGCTTCTGATTTCGGTCCTTTACTTTACATTGCTGACTTCATGTACGGTAATGCTTCCAAAGGACAACTCGAATCAACAGTTCGTGGAATCATTAGCACACTTGTATTTGTATTCGACCCCCTAGCCCTCGTCCTTCTTATCGCCTCACAATTTGCCTTTGATGCTTCCAGAAAACCCTTGACAAGACCCAAGGATGAGGATATATTTGACTTCGATAATCAAGTTTTGAAACTCTAAAAAGGAAGTATTTTAGTTTGGCCAAAGAAGAAAAGAAGAAGCTGACCGGCTCCCTTAAGGAGCGGCTGCTAAAGAACAGTACCATTAAAGATGCATATGTCTTGTCCGAAAGTCGGCTTTTCGAGGCCAAGGATATCGTCACAACCAACGTTCCGGCCCTGAATATCGCCCTTTCCGGCGACGCCTTCTTTGGTGGAATGGTTCCCGGCCTCGTTCAAATCGCTGCCGAGTCGCAGCACTTTAAGTCGAAATTTGCCATCGAACTTGTTGGTGCCTTCCTGAATAAATTTCCTGCTGGTATCGTGCTGTTTTATGATTCCGAGTTTGGAACTCCCGAGTCTTATTTCAAGGACATCAACATTGAAAACATCATCCACTGTCCTGTTCTAAATTTAGAACAATTTAGAAGTGATATTGTCAAGCAGTTGAACGAAATTACCCAAGAAGATAGGGTTCTAATTCTTGTTGACAGTCTCGGAAATATGCCGACAATCAAGGAATTAACCGACGCTGCCGACGAGAAGGTGACACAGGACATGACCCGCGCCAAGGTCATGAAGTCTGTTTTCCGCATGATCATGCCTTTGATTAATTCGAAGGATGTCTATGGTGTCATGGTAAATCATACTTACAAGACCATCGAAATGTACAGCAAGGATGTTCCGACTGGTGGTACCGGTTCAATTTATAATTCCAACGTCATCTGGACCATCACCAAGGCCAAGGAAAAGGAAGAAAAGGAAACTAAGGGTTTCCAGTTCACCATCTGCACCTACAAGTCCCGATTCATTAAGGCAGACACCAAAATCCCGATCATGGTCTACTTCGATGAGGGTATCAAACGGTGGTCAGGTATGCTTGATCTGGCCGTGGAGGCGGGTTACGTGATCCGGCCTACCGCACAGTCCTACGCCCGTAAGGACAAGCCTGACGAAAAGTATAAGGCCAAGGATATCGAAGATAATGAAGAATTCTGGATGGCTCTTTTTAATGAAACGGATATTAACGAATGGATCAAGAAAGAATTCAAGATTTAGACCATCATCGATGGGATATTCATCCTAAAGGTCATAAAAACGCGGGAAAGTGTCATCATATACTTTCCCAAAGAGACCTCAATATGGCCTATCATCAGGCACTTCTCCGTATATCTGAATGCAACGATCAAGGTGTTCCTGATGAAAATAGAGAAAAAAATCCTTTTGAAAACTTTATACAGGATTTAAGAGCAGCCAGAGCAGAAATCGCCGTTGCACATTGTTTTAATCTTTGCTGGTCAGGGATGTCTTCTAAAAATAATATCGATGTAGGTTTTACGATTGAAGTCAGGTCTATCAACAATTCTTCTTATAATTTAATTGTAAAACCACAAGATAAAGTCGGCCTGCCCATTTTTCTTCTTCTTGAGGAATATCTTGAAGACGGTTCTGTGGATATGACCGTCTTGGGGTGGCACGAAAAACCAGAATCTAAAAGATTCTGTAATGATGATTATTGGCTCGTGCGTCAGAGATATCTAATAGATATAAAGGAATTCTTCTCATTGAAGAAATATTATATGAATCTAGCCAGAGAATTAGAAAATAAAGATAATGAATTGGCAGAAGCTAATCTTGAAAGGAGAAAAAAAATTGATCAGACGAATTTTATCACAGGGTGACAAGAAGTGGTTTGCCGACTTTCATAAGAGGTATCCCGGTTGGCAGATTTTTAGACTAGAGGATAATTCTCTCGTCTTCATCAAGCCGGTGCATTGATGATTTGGGGTAAAACTCAGCAAGAGAGGAAAATAGCCGCCGTAGCCAAACTTCAAAAGGAAACTTCAGGATACTATCGCTTTGCATGGCATCCAGTTATACTTTCTGATGGAAGGTGGGTATGGTTGGAACGTGTATTCTGGAGACTAGAATATATCGATAGATTAGGTTCACGTATATTAAGTGGTTTCGAATGGAAAAGGAGCATAGAAAATGAGTATTAGAAATAAAGCAATTTATGAGATGGATAAGGCCGGTTTTGAAGAGACCGATAAGGATGCGGTGAAAAAAATCCTTGACATCTTTTTTGAAACATGGGATTCTGGCGGCGCAGTATGGGCCATGGCACCTGTTCTAAATCGTCTGATTTGTAGCAAGTGTCTGACTCCCCTGACGGGCGAAGATGACGAATGGATGAACATCACCGAGCATTTAAATGGTCAGGATATTTATCAAAACATCAGAATTAGTAGCGTTTTCAAGGAGCCTGACGGTCTTGTCCATGATCTGGACAATCCAAAGGGTCCAAGAGAGCCTATTACCTTCCCCTACTTCCCGAGAGAAGCCGTGGTGGCCGATCCGGTAATTTCTTTCTAAGGAGATGATAATGTTGTCTGAAACGACGGATGGATTTACAAAAGAATTTAATACGTGGTTATCGAATCGGTATCACGTACTTTCCGACTTGATGCCGGTGACACCTATCGTGGAGGCTAAAGCTGTTTATGATATGTTTAGTACTGGTCTTATTTTTGGATGATGGTAAGCCTCTTTTGGCTAGTCATAAGAAATTCAAGTCGAAGTCTGATATCGAAGAATTTGTACTTTATCCAATAGATGCACGTTTTATTCTTCTGGATTATTGGTACGATCCAAAAGAAGATGAATACACAATTAGATACAGCAAAGAAGATAATTTCTTCAAAGGAGTTTAAAAATGGTTGATGGTTTTAATGACGTGGTAACGGGTACCGAGGATGTCAATGCTGGTCATCTACGCGCCTTCGTGGAGCGTATCGAGCGTCTCGCTGAAGAGCAACAGGCCTTGAAGGACGATATGAAGGAAATCTATGCGGAGGCCAAGGGAACCGGCTTCGACACGAAAATTATTCGTAAGATTATCTCGATCCGTAAGCAGGATCGTGAGATTCGACGTGAGGAAGAGGAAATCTTAGACCTCTACATGGATGCTCTGGGTATCAACTGAGATTGTCATTGATATTCCTATTTTTTTCGTATAAATAGGATGTAGAATTATTCCTAGGAAACCAAGCTTGGTGCAAGGTCTTGCCTGTTAAGCAATGATTAGCTGGGTTCGATCCCCAGACTAGGAGCCAGTTTAGAAGTTAACTTATTCTAGTGGTAGCAGATACCGCGCCAAGCGGAGGCAGAGTGTTCGATTCCTCTAGTTAACTTCTAATACATTTAGAATGATAGTTTAGTTTAAAAGATAAAACTTCGGCTTTATATCCACGAAATGTGGCTCAGTCCCACAACTATCATTCTAATGTATCATAAATGAGACGTAAGGCCGGATAATGCATCATATATGAGACATAACGAGATTTACGACACCATGTTCAACATGGCCCTCGCCGTCGAAAAGACATCCAACGCCAAGATGGTTTCAGGAATTTTTAGAAGAACTAAACTGATTTCCTTCGGCGTCAACTCCAAGAAATCCCATCCCTTCCAGAAGAGGTTCGGCTCCATCGAAGAATGTATTTACCTACATTCTGAAATTGATGCTATCAAAAATGCCCTGCGTGTGATATCCTTGGATGATCTAAAAAGGTGTTCGATTTACGTTTCTAGGGTGAAAAAGGACAAGCCGAGGGGAAAATATGTCTCAGGCCTCGCCAAGCCATGTGCCGGATGTATGAATGCCATCGCCGCCTTTGAAATTAAAAGCGTCTTCTACACAGAAGATGATAAAAGAGGCTTTACATGTCAATAAATATCGTATATATTATTCCCTTGTCGTCTAATGGTAGGACACTGGTCTCTGAAACCTGAAACTGTGGTTCGACCCCACACGAGGGAGCCATTTAAATTTTTTGAAGGATTAATATGATCTACCTTTCGATTTATATCCCCCTGTTTCTGACAGTTTTCTTTACGTTGATCGGAACATATGGTATCGCGAAGATTGATGACGCTTTCGGTTGGGTCATTGGACTTGGTGGTTTATCCGCATTATTCGTGATGGTGTTTTTGTTTCGTCTTGTTAATGTTAATGTGGTTGGAGGAGGTTGATCATGTTTAAATATGTGCATGTTATTGTTGGCCTTCCCGGCAGCGGCAAGTCCACTTGGATCAAGGAAAATGTCTTTGATCCGAAAGTTCGTGTTCTTTCGACGGATAACATCATTCAGGATTATGCCAACACGCATGGCATGACTTATAACGAATGCTTCGAAGATCAAATTGGTGAAGCCACCAAGACCTTCTTCAACAGCATCAACGAGGCCGTCAAGGATGGTGTAAGCTTCATCGTGGACCGTACTAATCTCAACAAGAAGTCTCGCAAGAGAATTATGGACATGATACCGGATGATTATATCAAGGTGTGTGTTTATGTTACCTGTGAGAATGATATCTGTCATGAATATCGTCTTCAAAACCGACCGGGGAAGACTATTCCCTCTAGAATTGTCGAGAGCATGAAAAAGTCTTTCGAAATGCCCACCGCCGACGAGGGATTCAAATCTATCGTGCATATCGAGACGGCACCCAACTTAGAATCAGCTTAAGGAGAAAAATGTTAACTAAAAATAAAATTCCTCTTGGAGGGACGGAACTTTTGATGAATCGTCTGAAGGAAGCCGTACCCGAAGATTTGATGAGTAATTTTCAAATTATTCCGACGAGACTCACCGAGTCTCTGGACGAAACAAAAATTAGAATTGCCTACATCCACGACCTTGCCGGTGATCCGTCGCTGGATTATCTGAAATATTCTGGATGGAAAAAGTTCCACCTTCTGGTGTTTGTTTCAAACTGGCAGATGCAATCCTTCATCAAGGAATATAACATTCCATGGTCGAAGTGCATCGTCATCGAGAATTCGATTCTTCCGATTGAAGGCGTGGACGTTAACAAGCCCACCGACACGGTTCGGCTGATCTACACGCCCACTCCCCATCGTGGTCTGAACATTCTCGCCACAGTCTTCCCTAGCCTCTTGGAGAAGTATCCTAATCTAGAGCTAGACGTGTTCTCGTCGTTCGACCTTTATGGATGGTCAGAGCGGGATAAGGAATACGAGGCGCTGTTCGACTTCTGCCGCCAACATCCCAAGATTAATTATCATGGGTCTCAATCTAATGATATTGTGAGAGAAGCCCTTGCCAAGTCTCACATCTTCGCATATCCTTCTACATGGCAGGAAACTTCTTGTTTGTGTCTGATCGAGGCGATGTCGGCAGGGTTGACGTGTGTTCATTCGAACCTCGGGGCTCTTTATGAAACCTCCGCAAATTGGACCTATTCCTACCAATTTCAAGAAGATATCAACAAGCACAGTCTGTCCTTTAAGTCGATGCTTGATATCGCCATTTCAAATTATACCGATGGTTACAACATCGGTGCGAAGCTTCAAAATCAGAAGTCCTATGTAGATCAAATCCATAACTGGAACTTCCGTAAAATTCAGTGGAATAATCTACTGACCCAGATGGTCGGCCTTCCCCGCGAGATGGAGAAGGAAGAGGCCGTTTTCAACTATAAAACCTAAAGGTGTATTATGTCTCTTAAGTTGCGGTTTCATTCGAACGACAAGGGTGCCGAGATTTTAGAAATTCTATCTAATCGCCCTCCAAATATTAAGGATTTGATCCCTAACATTATCCGGCGTCTGGAGAGTGATGAAAATACTTATTACGAACTTGAGAGTTGGGTACATGATTTTGTCGGAGAATACAACGAAATGATGATCCGTAAGGCGTCGAAATTAGAATTACTAGCGGCAGAGCAAGCCGCAGACGACGACGCTGTATATGGTGGAGCCTATGGGGAATTTTATCTATGAATGCACAAGTTATCCTGACAGATGAAAATATTTTTATAACAATTCCTATAAGTGCTTTGAAATTTGCTGCTGCTGTAGCCTTCAATAATGAATGTGGATTTGAAAATCATAAATATTTCATTGAAGATGAAAAGGAATTTGCAAAGAGTCTTTATTATGAACTGACCAGAGAAGAGGAAAATGGTGATACATTAGTTGATCTAATGTTGGATAAGGCAACAATAAATGCCCTTGAACAGGGAGCCGAAGGAATTGGTGGAATAGAATGATCCTTCTTGACTTCTCTGGCACGATGGTAGCCGCCGTCATGCAGTATCTTTTTATGAACGATACGGTGGAGCTAAACGAAGACCTGATCCGCCACATGGTCCTGAAGTCAATTCAGGCCGTTAAGCGTAAGCATCGTGACTATGGGAACGTGATTATTTCCTGCGACTCTCACACTTATTGGCGCAAGGATTTATTTCCTTACTACAAGATCGGAAGGAAGAAGACCCGCGAAGAGTCCCTGATCAACTGGTCTGACGTGTATAAGTACATGCGGAAGATCAAGGAAGAAATTAATGAAAACTTTTCTTATCCGCTGATCGAAGTGGAAGGCGCGGAGTCGGATGATATCATCGCCACCTTGGTAAGGCTTGTTTTTCTCGAAGAGCCCGTCATGATCGTCTCGCGTGACCATGATTTCATGCAACTTCAGCGGTATAAGAACGTCAAGCAGTACAGTTCGGTGGATAAAAAGTTCCTAGAAACGGATGATCCGAACAAATATCTCTTCGAACACATAATTAAAGGCGATTCTGGTGACTCAATCCCCAATATCTTCTCGCCCATCAATTCTGTCGCATTAAATATAAGACAGAAGCCAGCGCATAAGAAAAAGATCGACCTGTGGTGGGAAGATAAAAGGGTGCCTGACGAATTGAAGGAAAGATTTGATCTGAATAGACAATTGATTGATCTGAGCAAGACTCCGATGGAGTTGCAAAAGAAGATCGTAGAGACCTATTTTGTCCAAAAAGATAAACCCAAGAAAAACCTGATGAATTATTTCATGGAGCATAATTTATCAGAACTATTACCAGACATCCAGAACTTTTAAGGAGAATATTTTGAGCCAGCCTACCGCCATCTCGCTATTGCTGAAGACAGCATCCGACATCAAGAAGACCCACACACGAGCCGACCAGATTCTTTATCTCCGCACGGTATTCAACGAGCCCTTACGTTTCATCGTGCAGGGTGCTCTTCATCCCGGCGTCGAATGGCTGCTCCCCAAGGGTCGAATCGACTACAAACCGGCCAGCCGTGATGGAGACTTGGATTCGAAGCTGTATCGTGAATATCGTAAGCTTTACATCTTCTGTAAGGGTGGAGTTGATAACCTTGACCAGCGCAAGCGCGAGAATCTTTTTAAACAGCTTCTTGAATCTGTTCATCCAGATGATGCCGAACTTCTTCTTGCCGTCAAGGACAAGTATCTTCCCTATCCCGGAATTGACTATGAACTATTTCAGGAAGCCTATCCCGGCATTCTCCCTGACCCTGTGAAGGCCCCTGTGGCCGAAGATGTTAAGGCTATCATCACAGGTACCGATGAACTTACTGACGAGGCTCTACAGGCCCTTTACTCCAAGCGTTTCAAGCCTGCCGCAGCGCCGGTATTCGAGCCCGGCGACGACGCTGGCCCTGTAATTGGAACAAATACAAATAAGGGAAAGGTTGTGGTTAATGACGGCGTGAAAAATTTTTTGGTATCGAAGGAAGAAGCTGGAAAGTGGAATCCCGGAAGATTAAAGAAGTAATCTACACCAATCTATACAAACTCGTAATGTTTCTCAATCCATAGGAAGTTTAAAATAAATCTTGAAAAGAACACCTACCTCTATAACAAAATTGTCGAATATCGTCAAAAATATTGTGGCGGTGAAGACGGTAATGGCAAAATTAATTATGTCATTGATTTGAATAGTGATGGAAATATAATCGTGTCGGATTCCGGCAGTTGTCTTACACTTAATACGTCTCTTAATATTTCTGATATATTTGAACAAAAGGATGTGAATGATAAAAATATTACTACTGAGGTTGATATTCTTGAAGGTCTGATGATTGTTTGAACGTGTAGACACATATAATTTAACTTATGATACGATGTTCTCATATGACATAAGAGACGCCCGTCTAGATCAACAAATTTATTCGAACGTATATGACATTATCAAAAAAGTAAGGAACATAAATGCCTAACAACTATACGCTGCTTGACAAGACCACGAACGAAGAGTATGATGTAACAATGTCATACGATGACTTCGTGGCCTTGCTTGAATTTGATAAGAATATTCAACAAGTCTTCCGACCCCTTAACTATGCCTATCGCATCGGAGGCCTCAAGGTTTCCGAGGCTTGGCGTAGCCGTCTGAAGGCGATGAAGAAGGCAAATCCTCGCTCAACGATTCAAATTCCATAATACACTATAGAAGTGTAAAATACCTTGGAATAAGGGAAAGTATAAATAACAATGTCGCCAGAAATTAAGGAAAGGACTTCATTGTTGTCGGTACGTAGTAAGAAAGACCCAATCGTAAAAATTAAAGCGGTAAAGCCTTCTAAGCCATTCATTATACGAGAAATAAAACCAGCAACCATCAACCAAAATAAAGCCTTCAAATCCTACAATAAAGACAAAAATCTGCTGTTCCATGGCATGGCCGGAACCGGAAAATCCTTCATCTCCATATATCTCGCACTTGAAGAAATCATGGATCAACATGATCCAAGTCCATATGAAAAGTTGATTATTGTGCGAAGTGTCGTGCCTACCCGAGATGTCGGATTCCTACCGGGTAGCGTGGTCGAGAAGGCTCAAGAATATGAGGCACCTTACGAGAGCATCGCTGTCGAATTATTTGGTGTCCATGACGCCTACAAACAGCTTAAAAATCGGGAACTTCTTCAATTCAAGACGACTTCCTTCATACGCGGTATTACCCTTAATAACTCCATCATTCTGGTCGATGAGATTCAGAACATGGATGCGGATGAGCTAAGAAGTATCATCACCAGAACAGGCGACAACTGTAAGATTATCTTCTCAGGCGACTTCCGCCAATCCGACTTCCGAGGCCGTGATAAAGAATACAAGCATGACGTGGTAAGCTTCATGGAAATTATCAAGACCATGCCGAATGATTTCGACATCATCGAGTTTGGAATTGATGACATCGTTAGATCGAAGCTTGTCAAGAACTTCTTGATTGCCGAGGATAACTATCTAAAGAATGTCTGATCCTTGGCTGCTAGACGGTAAACCTTTCGAAGAAGAGGATATCCCCGAGGGAAAGATTGGATTTGTTTATCTGATCACCAACCTCGTGGATAACCGTAAATATATTGGGAGGAAAATTTTTTACTCCACCAAGCGGCTTCCGCCCCTGAAGGGAAAGACCCGAAAGCGAAAAAAAATCACAGGCTCCGACTGGCAAAATTATTATGGTTCCTCCGACGAAATGAAGGAATTGATATTGACAATCGGAAAAATTTCCTTTAGAAGAGAGATATTGCATCTCTGTGGTTCTAAATCCGAGATGTCATATTTAGAAACGAAAGAAATATTCGTTAGAGATGCGCTTTTAAAGGAAGAATTTATAAATCGATGGGTCACGGTTCAGATCAACGGTAATAATTTAAAGGGAATGATAATTGATAAACATTGGTGTGAAAGTGAAGGAAGACAAGAGCCTCTCACAGACTGATCGGCTTGCCATCGCCCTCAACAATCTTTTTAATGATAGTGGTGAAATAAATCGCACCTATCATGGCGTATTTTCTGAACCGTATAATCTCTACACAGGCAAGGGCGAGGAAAACAAAGATTCCAACGTTGAGGCCTTCTGTGATGTGATGATCGACGGCCAGCCGCATTCGTTCGGTTGGCGCTGGTGGGGTAAACGTGCCGAAGTCCTCATCGAAGAGATGAAAAAGACGGCACTTGAACTGAAGGATATATAAAATAAATGAATGATAATGTAAAACGTGGTTTCAAGCGGAAGACGATTGTCGAGACGATTGAACGGAAGATGAATAAGTGGATCAAGTCGATTGACGACGAGAAGCTTCAGAAGCGTGTCAAGGCTGATTATATCGTGACGGGCGGCGCAATCGCCTCCATGCTGCTAGGTGACATGCCCAACGACTATGACGTGTATTTTCAGACGCCAGCCGTTGCCCTCGATCTTGTTAATTATTATCTTGGCAAGGTCACCAAGTCTGATAAGGTCAGCCGAATTTACGCCGAGGAAAGTAATCGTGGTGGCGTCAAGGTAATGATCAAGTCGGCAGGCATTATCCGTTCCGAAGAAGAAGATTTCAAGGATTATGATTATTTCGAGGCCACCAATGGCACGAATATCGAATCCTATCTGGATAAGGAGTCTTTCAAGTCCAAGACGCCTTACACCGTGGCGATGATTTCTTCCAATGCCATTTCTCTGCATGGTGACGTACAGATTATCACCCGCTTCGTCGGTCGTCCCGATGTCATCCATGAGAACTATGATTTCGTGCATGTCACCAATTGGTTTACGGAGGCCTCTGGACTGGTTCTTAACGATGAGGCGCTAGAAGCCATCCTCGCGCGTGAACTTCGCTACGTAGGGTCTCTATATCCAATCTGCACCATGTTCCGCATCAAGAAGTTCCTGAACCGTGGCTGGACCATCACCGCAGGCGAGATGCTGAAGATTGCGTGGGATATTTCGAAGCTTGATCTGGATGACATGGCAGTTCTCTATGATCAGTTGATTGGCGTCGATGCAGCCTACTTCCACCAGCTTATCACCATCCTGAAGAAGGTCGATAGGACCGAACTGGATCGTACCTATCTATTCGAGGC